CCATCACCTCCACCACCAGTGTCAACTCTAGCTCTAGGGCGTAGCGGTTGAGCAGCAGGGCCTACAGCGTTCTTAGTTGAACGTAAGTCTTCAGCAACTGTAGTGTACTCACCAACAACACGTGGTGGCTTAAGGAATCTATTAGTACTTGAAACTCCTGCGTTTACAGAGGTGAACCCTCTTGATGTTAGTGATCTACGTGTTGCCATTACGCTGTTACTCCCCCGAATCTACTGTGGTAGACTATATTGTTTTGTGGTCCGTTACTGTTCATATGCATCTGACTAGGTGGTATGGCTATCTCAATAGCACAAGCTAGGGCATCCTTAACGTCATCGTGTGGCGGGTGCTCTTGTGTTAGCTCGTCTTCTAAGATTTGACAGTTACCTCCTTGGTAGTGCCAGATAGATAGGTTGTCATACTTAGCTTCTAAGATAGACCTGATACGTTCTTCTTTAGAACCACCATGCCTGTTAGGACTGTGTTCATCTATCGACAAAGATAGTCCATTAGGTTTGATGTAGGAGTTCTTTAGCTCCTGTACAATAGCTTTCTGTGCTGCTGTTACTTCAGCTCTTAGCTTTCTAAAGTCCCACTTAACAAATGCTCGTAGGATGTATGCGTAGTACTCACTGATCTTCTCAGACTTAAACCGTTCTATATCTAAGACATAGTAGTTATGGTTAGGGTCTATGCCTATAACTACTAGAGCTGTTGAGTCAGACCTTTTGTTTAGTGAGTACGCAAAGTCGATAGCAGCAAAGACATTAAGGCGCTGTCCTTTGTAGAACCAGTAACCTTTCTGTCTAGTCAGGTGAGTCCTTTCAAAGTATTGAAACTTATCAGGAGTAATACCTGTACCCTCAGGGTTGTTAGGGTTGTTGTAATACTGAGCAAAAAACTGGGTACGGTCTAGGTACTTGCCACGTTTTTGTGCTAGAATTTTACGATCGAAACCAAACCACTTACCATCAGGGCGCTGCTGTCGGGGCCAACAGAACTCACCAGTTCCATCACCCCTGTTTTCCACTTGTTTCTCAAACTTCTCATATAGTGCAGAGTGTTCAACAATGTTACCTTCATCATCATATATCTCTTCTTGCATTTCCATAAGATCATTGTACAAGTCTTTTGAATGATATCTAGTACCAACTACCCACTCCTTTGCTTCAGCACCCTCAATAGATGAGAGTAGAGAGTACTGGGTCTTAACTTTGTTACGGCCTTCGTCAGTGTACGCATTCTCTGGAACAACTGTGTCATCCAAGACTGCCACATCGCAATGCAAGCCAGTGATCGACGTTGTAAGTCCTGCTGTAAAGATTGAAGGATCGCGTACACCTTCTTTCTTTCTGAGAGGATGGTCAACAGAAATCTCATTGTTCGTCCATCTTTCACGCTTTCCTTCCTCGTAGTTAATCATTTCAGGCCAGTACCTCATATAGATTGTAGAGGTAAGGATGTCTTTAATAAACTTTAATTGTTTCTCAGCTAGGTTAGCTGTAGCACTTATATATAAAATTCTATGGTCAGGGTGCTTTGTTAAGTACCAAGCGACTCTGTAGGCTATCATACGAGACTTCTGATGGTCCCGTGGTAGTAGACATAACTGTAAGGCTTTCGCTTCCTGCCGTGTCCACCATTGACATAACTCTACGTGTACGCCACCTAAGATAGACTGAGGAGACACAAGCTTAATAAATGTAACTAAGTCTGCCTCAGCTGCACTACGTATCTCTGAGTGTACATCATCTTTTGCCAAGGTCTATTTCTTCTTCTTCTTCTTGTTAACTTCTTGAGGTTTGTGCGTCTTAACTAACTTAGCTTTCCTAATATCTTCTGCACGTGCCTTTTTAAGTATGTTTTTAGACCTAGTGCTTTTACTTGCTTTGTTTACCTTGACAGCCATCTACTCTCCTCCACTAGACACTAACGATAACCCTATTCGTGCCATGTCATCAGAGACTTCCTCTTGAAGCTTGGCAGCTATCTTTGTTTCCTTTTCAATCTCTTCTTTGGAGGGTCTGCCTCGTTTACTGGCTGTGTCCTGCCATCCTTTGTTAGCTAAGAACTTAGCTGCACTGAAGGCGTTCTTACCAGTTAACTCGGCAGCTACTCCTAAGATACCTCTACTTTTAAGACGTACTTCTAGTTCTAGAGGCCAGTCTTCTATGTAGACTTGTATAGCTTTAGAGTTCTTTATCTTGAGCCAGTGCTGCCAGTTGCCGAAGGTAGCCATAGCAAAGCTGTACTCAGTAGGGTCTTCGTAGTCTAGATAGATACGTTTGAGGCTAGGGAGTTCCCCTTGAGGGTCTTCATCCTTTAAAGTCCATAGAGGAGCTAAGCCTGTAGAAGTATGTACGTAGAACTCTCTAAAGAGAGATTGTGTACGGTAACGTCCTACATTATCTTTCATTACGTTACTCAAGTCTGCCTCCTTGCATCATAAACATAAACTCTTTGTATGACATAGTAGTTAGAGTTTCTACACAGAAGTCTTTAACAAAGACAAACAAGGCTTGTGGCTCATCAGGTTTAGAGAACATAACAACTGTGTCAGACTTGAAGTTTGATCTAGGAGCTAAGTAGTTATAAGCTATAAGAAATGTTTCAGTTTGTTTTGAATTCATAGCACGATTACTAGATGCAGGGTACTCTTTATTGATAGCTTCTATTAATTCAGTAAAAGGTACCTTACATTCGTCTGCTGCTACTACAGGTAAAGTACCGACAAGAAGTATAGACATAAAGATAAAGATTGCTTTGATCATACTACTATTATACCTTAAAGAACGTAGGAAGTCAAGCTATAAATTAATAATGAGGGACTATAGAGTATGTAAGAGTACTTATCTCTTATATTAAGTAATAGTAGTAGTCATACTCTAGAGTACTCTAAGGCCGCTCCCCAGTATGTAGGAGTACTATAGAGTATAGGGTACACGCTTCTTGCCGATCTGTCAAGAACTATTTAGGTGTCTTTTCCAACTCCAGAATTTCTCTAGGATAATGTCAGGTCGTGTGAAAAAGAACACCACAGACTGAGCCCCCCGGGGTTGGGTAGGTACACTTTACATAATTATATAATATGAATTCATACTATACAGAATGATAATCTACCTTTGCATACTATGCAGGATGATAGTTTATTAAAAAGTATTATATAAGATGATAAAATATGTTCTTGATACGCCTAAGACTGGCACCACTAACCATAAGTAATTGGCACCATTGAAAAAGCCTGCACAATATATGCAAGAACCATGCCAACTCTATCACATACTCTATTACACACATAATATATGTAATACCTAGGGTGGCTTATAAGGCCCCTTACATTGTCCTAAATGTTTGGGTTTCATTGCTATCTAAAATAGCCCTGTTGATCTAGGCCCCTTTAAAATGCATTCTAGGCTATACACTAAAACAATGTACAATGAGAACAAAACGTGTTTATGCACAAACCGTGCCAACTATACACGCAAGATTGTTGCGTATAACTATGAAACAAAACAATATTATTACACATTTAATTGTTTACACTGTCATTTCTTTGTGTCATTATGGTTTCAACCAATGCATTGCTAAATATTGGTTTCGGTTCAGGACTCAACCTGATTCCAAAGAACATCTTAAAAATGCGTTCACATTAGGCATCGGAACATCGTATTACCCTGACAGGGTGAAGGTTTGGGAAGGTTACTGTACCAAGTGTACTTGGTTGTCTGGTTTATGTGGAGGTTGAGGGCTAAACGGCCTTGCAAATCGTATCCTGTGAGTACATGGGTTCTAGTTTTTTATGAGTTGACACCTATCTTGTCAGATAGTGAAACTGTTTTAATTTATTGGAAGTGGTGCAAACCTAACGACGCAAGGAACGTAGTGAACCCCATAAGAATAATATCCTAAGACCTATTGACACAATATATGGTAGGTCTAGGGATGTTATATCTCATACTATACAATAATGTATACTATGAACCTATAACATCTTAAAAGGATTATAAAAAATGGCTAATATTACATTAAAAACGGTTCAAAAACGTATCAGAACCGCAACAAGTACAACAGAAACCATGAGAAAAGATGTTCAATCCGCCCTTTTAGGGCTAGTTGAGCATGTTTCTGTACATGGTGATAAGAATGTAGTTTTAACTAATGCTCCTGAGTGGATTAAGTCTAGCTTAGGTATCAATAGAAAGGCAATGGTGGACTATCTTGTCCAGTTTGCAGGAGTTTCTGTTGAGGGTAGTGAGTTTGTAATTGATAAGAATAAGAAAGCTAATTTCAAAGAAGCTAAGGCTACTGAATGGTGGACTTTAAAAGTAGATCAACCTTTTGCAGGGTTCGATCTGTCAATAGAACTTGCTAAGTTAATCAAGAAAGCTGAAAGCGCTAAGGATAAATCTGACAATGGTGATGATGTTGTCAAGTCTAAAATCAAAGTAGATCAAAATACCCTTAATAAGTTACGTCAAGCCGCCTAACGTGTTGAATACACATCAAGCACTACATAGTCATAGTATGATTGTGTAGTGCTTAAGTGTGTCCAATCTATTAAACCAACAGAAGGAAGGTGCGTAATGCAGAAAGTCTATGTAAAATACCCAGTACGCTACGTAGTACGTGGCCTATTGAGAACAGCGGCCTATGCTAAGGAGACAAAGCAGTGGCCTACCTATAACAAAGCGATACGTGAAATGTATCGTGTCTATCCAACTAGGGAAGCTACGTCATGACACGCCGTGAAGCAAGACTACGAGTAGGTAACGGCTCAATCAGAGCTGGCCTAATCTTAACGGTAGGTATCTTATGCCTACTAATGTTTACTTGAGGGAGAATGACTATGAGTGTAGACTTAGGTGCATGGGCATTAAGTCCAATTAAAGTGTTAGTAGCCTTAGAAAGTGATTGGTTTTTAGTTACTTGGACTGGGAACCGTCATGAAGTGGATGATGGTAGTGATTTTACTACAACGTGTTGGATAACTAAAGAACAGTTAATCATAGAAAATAATGGTGATGCTGGTCTTCATTTATTGGAAGGAATGTTATGATATTCATAAAAGTAATGAAGCATTCGTATCTATTCTTAGGTATCATACTGATACTGGTAGTAGTCAGCGGCCTATCTATGTCTGTCTTAGATGATAAAGGATGGGAGCGCTTGACTTATGAAGTTGTAATACCTATGTCAGTAGGTGTAATATCAATCTGTGTAGCGCTGATGCTACACAAAGTAAAAGGAAAATGACTATGACATTCGTAATGACAAAACATCTGGAAGGACGTATTGGGGAAATCCTAGAAATCCTAAAAGAAAATGCTTGGGTAACCTTAGAGGAGTTAAGTAAACGTACAGGGTACACGAAGCATTGTTCTTTGTCTGCCTTGGTTAGGGACTTACGTAAGAAAAAGAATGGAGGCTACAAGATTGATGGACGCTACAATGCTCAAAGAATATATGAGTACAGGTTAGTCTTGAGTATGCCAACACCGATTGAGAGATCAATCGCACATTGGAAAGAAAACCTAGCTTATGCTAAGGCAGGGGAGCTAGATCAAATCACAACAGGTTCTCATGCCTGTGCCTTGTGTGAAACGTCACTACACAGGGACGGTAGAACTATGAACTGTAAGGTGTGTCCGTTACACCTAGCAGGGTATGGGTGTATAGAAAGTTTGAATGATGACATGGGTTACGTGTCACCATACATGATGGCAACACAGTTAATCGAAAACGCTATTGACGATCGCAACATCCATCCATCTGATTTAGATGTAGATGACCTACAACCAATGGTTGATGCTGTTAGTGACATGGTAGAAATCTTGAAAGGATTATAAAATATGCCTAGCTTTGAAATAATTATGCCTGACAACAGGCGAATTGACTTGACAGAACAGGTCAAGAGTGCTAAGAGTGAGCAAGAATTGAAGCAAGCATTGAAAGATGCTATGCAAACACAAGATGTAGTAGGTACTACATCAAATACAGGAAAAAAGTAATGGATAAGCTAAAAGTAATAAGAGAATTAGATCACTTGTTAAAATTATGTCAAGGTAAAGTTGCCATCCTAGATGCATTAGATAGAGATACATCTACGTCTGATGCTTATGACATGCATGATCAGATAAACGGTATGTATGTTGGTCTAAAAAAGGTACGTGAAACAAGCCAACGTGCTGAATTAGTTATACCAAAAACTACTATTGAGGAGAACTAACATGAGACTGTACAATCCAACAGGTCGTAAGACACAGGCCCATATCGTAGTGATTAAGGATGTCAAGTATTATTTTAGCTATGAAACTTGCATAGCTGCACATGGTAAATTCAAAGGCAAGTATCGTCGTATCCGAGTAGCTAATAGTTGGGGGCCTCATACTGGTAGGCACTTCAATGAGCTAGGTTGTAGAGACTTTGAAGTCTTAGAAGATAACATCTTTAACAAAATAATTAACTAAGGAGAATACATTATGCAGACCGATTTAAAAGATAAGTGGATTGATGCTCTTGAGTATGAGTACGCCTTTAAAAAGGGTCAGGATTCATTAGAGTGTGAAGGAAAGTTCTGTTGTTTAGGTGTATTGCAGATGCTTACACTTGGGCATACAGCTCCTATACACAGCACCTACGGAGAAGTAGAGGAAGAGATGCCTACCTATGAATACTTAGATGAAGTAGGTCTAAGTAGAGATGATGCTATGACTCTAGCTTATTTAAATGATCAGTCAGAAGATTTTACAAACGTAATCAAACATATACAGGAGAATATATAATGCCATTCGATCAATCACCAGCAGAACTACTAGCTACACCAGATAATCTTAAGTTTGATATCATGACAGTTCCGGTATCAGACATACTTAAGGAAGGTATGGCTATTGGCAACAACAAGTATGCACTAGTAGATAACGTAGGTAATGTACTGAACCTGATGTCTAATAGGTACAACTACCTTATGCATGAGGAAGCAGAGAACGCACAGAATGAGGTGCTACTTAGTAGTGGTCTTAACTTAGATGGTATGACTATTAATCGTGAGTACACCTCTAACGGAGCACGACTTAAGCGTTACATCACCTTACCTAATGAAGTAATACAACCAGTGGTTGGTGATGTTATGCAGTTTGGTATTGAGTTATTTAATAGCTATGACAGTAGCTATCCCTTTGAGCAGACTACTAAAGCATTCCGTTTGTGGTGTCTCAATGGCTGTACTACACCATTGCATACATACAACACACGCCGTAAGCACACGACTAACATCTCTATTGAGGGAGAGGGAGCCAAGCTTGCATTAGGAGTAGAAGCTTTCTATGATAGTGAAGGTAAGTATCAGGCATGGAGTAAGCAAAGGTTACTAACATCACAGGTAGAGCGTTTGTTTAAAGCTACCATTGTAAAGAAAGAAGGCGGTAAGTTCCCTTACACTGTCAAGACTTTTGATGAGCTGATGCAAGAGTGGCAACGTACTTCCATTACTATGGGGCTTAACGTATGGACAGCCTACAATGTAGCTACCGCTTGGGCTAGTCATATACGTAGTGATAGTGGTAGCTTTGCTGAGAACACTCGTAGACAACGTCATGCTAAGGTAGCACAGATGCTAACACATGACCTATGGAAAGAGATGGAGGAAGGATGATGGCAAGGATGTCAGACATCGACATCGACACTCGTACTATCTTAGAGTATGAAGCAGAACAACTTAGTCTTGACACAAACGATAAGCTAGAGTATATTAGTAATAGGTATACATACTTATCAAACATATTAATAAAGGAGAAGAGCAGTGAGATGTCACATATGTAACAGATTACTAGAGCCAACTCAAGTGCGGCAAGACAAGCATGGTGAATGGATGCCGTGTCACGCTTGTGTCACAGCGAGTTGGATTGATCCAAGTGAGAACAATGTCACAGGGTTAGATGATGAGGACGTAGAGTTCTTTATCAGTGACGCAGATGCAGTGGGGTTACACAACAATGAATCGTGATGACTTTCCTACCTCAACTGAAGTAAGTAGGGGTGGATGTAATAAGTGTGACAGTACTGATGGCAACATCTTGTATGATGATGGACATCAGTGGTGTTACGTTTGTGAAACGTATACACATGGTAACAAGAAAGGAAGTACACATATGAATGTAGTATCAATACAAGACAAGACTTTACCTGACTTAACTGACACTAAGGTAGGGCCACTGAAGGACAGGAACATTGTAGCAGATACTATCAAACACTTTAAGGTACGCCTTAAACTTAAGGATGGTATTGTCGTAGAACATTACTACCCCTATACAAACACTGATGGTGACATCATTGCGTATAAGAAACGTACTGTAGCTAACAAGGGCTTCAGTGCAGTAGGTGACATACGTAAGGGTATCTTATTCGGTCAGTCATTGTTTACTAAGGGTGGTAAGTACATCACTGTATGTGAGGGTGAGATAGATACAATGTCAGCCTTCCAGATGCAAGGTAGTAAGTATGCATGTGTTGGTGTCAAGTCTAGTAGTGATGCATACAAGCAATGTAAGAGAGAGTATGAGTACCTTGATAGCTACGACAACATCATTGTGTGTATGGATAACGATGAGGCAGGGAAGAAAGCGGCTAACATGGTAGCCTCTCTGTTTCCTAAGAAAGCTAAGATCGTTAAGCTTAAGCTCAATGATATAGGTGAGTACCTTGAACGTAGTAAGGAGTCAGAGTTTACTCATGCATGGTGGCAAGCAGAGAAGTATCGTGCTACTGACATCATCAGTGGTCATGAAGCTGCTTACGCTATCAGTAAACAACCACGGGCAGAGGCAGCTTTCCACTACCCTTGGGAAGGACTCAACAACAAGACGTATGGTATGCGGTGTGGTGAGATGACTACCCTGATAGCTGGTAGTGGTAGTGGTAAGACATCAGTGTCACGTGAGATAGCTTACCAAGTACTCAAGCATAATGTTGAGGCACCTATCGGTCTACTCTATCTAGAAGAGACAGCATGGGAGACAACACGTGGGCTTATTAGTCTTGATTTGTCTAAGCCTATCCATCTACCTGACTGCCATTACACAGAGGAAGAACATGAAAATGGTAGTAAAAATACATGGGGTACTGAGCGTGTTCACTCACTCAACGATAGCTGGGAGAACAATAGCATTGACTTCATAGCTGATAAGATCAGTTACTTTGCTAAGGGTTTAGATTGTAAGCTAGTTATCCTTGATCACATATCGTTTATGGTAAGTGACAATGACAGTAACGATGAAAGGCGGTCACTAGATGCTATCGCACATAAGCTTAAGGCTCTCACGGTGGAGCTTGACATCCACTTACTCATCATCGCTCACACCAAGCGAGTGTCGGGCAAGCCTCTTGAAGAGGGTGGCACCATTAGTCTGTCAGACATACGAGGAACAGCTGGTATCGGACAGCTATCCAACATTGTCATGGGTATCGAACGGAACGGACAGTCTGATGATCCCATCGAAGCCAACACTACGACTATCCGTGTAGTAAAGAACAGGTTCTGTGGTAGGACAGGCATAGCAACACGCTTGTTTTACGATGAGCATACAGGACGTATGACTGAGGTAGAGGAGACAGAAGATGAGTAAAACAACTAAGTGGCGTAAGAAAGGTAAAAAACGTACTATCAAAGTGCTTGCTCAGTTAAACAGCAACAACATAACTATAATAGGTAAACAACCTAAGGATACAAAGGGGGTAGTTAAGTGGTTAAACGAACAGTTGTCTGCGACATAGAAGCAGATGGTTTACTGTTCAATGCGACACGTATCTGGTGCATAGCTGCTAAGGATTACAATACAGGTGAGACATTCTTCTGGTCACCTGATGAGTT